GCAATGGAAGCTGCATCGGTCGCAGTCTGCGTTCCAGACTTCCAGACAATGGAAACGTCGTTGCGAATATCTCCGGCCTTAGTTTGAATCTTTATTCCACGGCCTAGAGCTTGATTAGCATCTAAATCCGTGTATCCGTAAGTCGCTAGATAAGTTGAACGATGTGTGGAATCTGCATAGGAGATAAGTCCAGACGCGTCCTCGTATAAATAACCAAGTCCAGAAGTAGCAAGGTCGGCCACAAGATTCCAAGTGATTGTCTGACTAGATCCGCGATTTGCCAGCTCATAATTGCCTGGACGATCTATCTCTCCGAGTCCAGTATTTTCAGCAGTAGCCCACGTTGTAGTTGCTGGAGTGTAATTCGCCCACGTTAGAGCTGCTGGAACCTCTGACCAGTTATTGACCAGTAAATCCTCAAGGATTGTATAGATCTGGTCGCCGTCGAAATCCTTAGACAAGACGCCCAGAGTTAAGGCCTTCTGGAGCCTTGAGAGTGCTCCTAGAGCCGTGATGGTGACTTCCTGAGTAATTGCTACTGACCCAGTCTGCGACACTGTCACGGCAACGTCCACAATAGATCCGCCAAAGATTGGCACATAAGCTCCGGCCGTGTCTTTGACCTGAATCGAGACTGCGTCATTGATTTCGGCCGTGATAGCGCCAAGATTAAGATTGATGAGATTGAGAGTGCAATAGCCGGCTTGAGCCTGTGTGTAGATATTGGTGCGTCCTGATGTAATTGAAAGATTGGCTAGAACGACGTCAGTGTATTCAATGCCTGCAATTAAGACTTTCCACTCTGGAGCCCACTGTGTCATTAGACGGCCTGAAGTGCGCCGGCTCCGCCAGTGCCACGATAGAAGGAATCATTGAGCACGTTCACGATTGTGCGAGCCGTGCCTTCGGCATCGATTGCGCCATTGACTGTCACATTGATTCGCGCAGCGTTCTGAGAATCCGTAAATCCTCCTCCGCCCATAGCAGCTAAGCGAGCTGCATTCTGTGAGTCGGTGAAGCCTCCACCTACGCGAACCGCACCTGATGCGGCTGATGAGACGCCACCGCCGGAAGTAGTAGTAGATCCTGTTCCAGTTGATGCCGAAATACTAGGAACCGAGATTGTAGGAATGCTAGGTGTTGCAGTAGTCGTCTTTGGAATCGTCACTGTTGGAACGCTGACTTGTGGAGCTGAAATCTGTGAGACGTTAGGCAAGAATGGAATTGAGTTATAGACACGGATCAGAGCATTGATTCCAGCAACGGCTCCGGCAATCAATCCGTTCAATCCTTTGATGACCGCACCGATGACATTGATAACGCCGCCAGCAATCTCGCCGACTACCTTGAAAGCTCCGCCTAAGACTGTGACCAGAACCGGCACGACATACTTTTGAATAAAGCCGATAAACTCTGAGAAGGTTTCTTTGTTGTTATTTATTGCGTCAGTGATTGGCTTAAAGAAATCAGCGAACTTTCCAAGTGCCGGAACGACTTGATTCACCACGAACTCAACAAGCTGCTGAATGATTGGCAGAAGCTTTGCACCGACTGATTCTTTGGCTTCATCAAAGGTCACTTTAAGAATCTCAAGGCGTCCGGCGAATGTCTCTGCGTTAGCTGCTGCTGCGCCACCGAATAGATCTGAAAGCCTGGTCTGCGTCTCTTCGAATGACATCGCTTTAAGCTCTGCGGCCGATAGTCCGATGCCTAGCTTGCCAAGAGATGCAGTATTTCCATCGTATGCGCGACCAAGACTATTGGCGACCGCATCGAGCCCCTTGCCAGTCGATTGAGAAATATCTAACGCAAGAGTGAGAAGATCTTGAGCCTTTGTAACATCACCGGTCGAAAGAGCCAAGCGAGATAAGGCTGGACGAAGTTTATCGTCTGCCACACCAGTGGCTAGTGATGTCTTGAGAATCTGCTTTTCGACCGATGCAATCATTTCATTCGTTGCACCAGTTGCATTCTTTAACGCAGTAGCAAGACGAATCTGTGCAGCTTCATCTTCAATCGCGGCTTTGACGCCATCGACTGCAAGCTTGACGGCGTAGGCTCCAGCAGCAGCTCCGGCGGCTGCGAATGCTAGGCCGGCTTTCTTGCTGAACTCGCCCATCTTTGATGATGAGTTATCCACGTCTCCGTTAGCTTGCGCCAGTGATTTTTTTAGCTGATCTACATCAGCAAGAATCGAGAGCTTGAGTGTGCGCGATTGTCCGGCCATTTACCACTCCTTCAAGATTCTGTTAAAAGCATTTTCCCACTTGTCAATGATCTCTGGTTGTATTGCGCGTAGTGTCGGATAAATAAACCAGCCAGTCGAACCGCGTCCAGTAGAACCTGACCAGATTGGAAATTGCTTAAACTTGTTAGATCCAAATTCTGTTCCGCCCCAGAGATCTTTTGTGGTTGCACCGCCTGAAAACTTTTGACTTACGAAGCCGAAAGAGAGCTCACCAATCTTAGAAGATTTCGACACACGGGAGCCACTGGCAATTCGGTCGGCGGCCTTGCCTCGACTGGTCGCTTTTTGTTGAATCTTGCCCTGAGCAAACTCTGCCAGAGCTGATGATTCTCTTTTAGCTGCATCAGTAGCTGCTCCGTCCATCGCCTTGAATGCCGAAGTGATGCGACGAAGGTCAGCCTTGTCATAGGCAATCTCAACCTTGTCGCTCATTCTTTTTCTCCAATATCTCGAAGGCCGTATAGATCTGCTCCGCCGTCGTCCATTCGCTCATCGGAATGCCTGTGGCTATTGCTAACTCCACAAGGATTCGATTTACGCTTCCGGCGGCGTAACTTTTGGGAGAACGTCACCGACTGTCACGTCGGCCACTGTTTCACACCAAATCTCATAGCCCTTGATTGGCTTGCCACCAGCTTCACGCTTCATCGCATTCCACGCAAGGAAGAGAAGATCAGAGATTCCGATCTTCTCCTGCGCTTGCGAAATTGTGCTGCCTGTCTTTTGTTCCCACTTAGCCCACTCTGGCGGTTGTGCAGTGTAAGTGCCGAACTCGCCTGACGTGTATTCGATTGTGATTGGTAGTCTCATTCTGTGCTCCCGTTTCTATTGATTAACTGAATGTATCGGCTGGCTTGCCATCGACTAACATAGCCCAAGAATCAGTTTGTGCTTCTGGAGCAGTGCCGCCAACAGATGGAAATACTGGAAAGACGTTGCATGTAAAGACTGCGCCAGTAACCGCAGTAAATGACACGGCCAAAGTTGTATTTGGAGCAGTATCAGCAGCAGTCCACATCGCTTCAAAGAGTGATGATGCAACGCCCCAGTCTGCAAGCAGCTCAAGGTTAAGCGTCCACTGATCATCAATGTGCTTATAGGCTTTTCCATCGAGTGTTTGGTAAGTCGTAATGACGGGCGCATTGACTAGCGTTGCCGCCGTTGTTTGTGCGTCATAGTTCACTGTGGCGATTGTTAAAACTAGGTCTCTCGCCGTGACGATTGTTGTTGGCATTTTTTGCTCCTTATATTGTCTGTTGTGTGTAGTAAGTGCTGACCGAGAGATCCGCCACTAGTAGATTGGTCGCGCCGACCTGTTGGATTGTCGGACGTTGCACGTCTCCGACTTCGTATCCAGTTGGCATCGCTGCGATGATGCTGATAATTAGCTGCTCAAGATTATCTAGTGCTCCGGCCGTATTGTTATAGGCAACGGCCGCAGTAACCACAAAGTTGATTTTCACGCGCACCGCAGATTTGCCGATTGTAGTCGTTTCCAAATAGGGAGAATCCGGAACAATTACACAGGCTGGAGGAATGACCGCCTCTGGAGGCGATGAATACACAGAAGCCACGACGCCAGCTAGAGCAGTTGCAAGAGTGCCTCTGACGTTAGTTGCAATAGTTGTTGGTGTAGGCATCACATGGCCATTGTTGAGACGTCGATGTAATTACCTAATAAACCGATAACGCGATTTTGCAGTGATCGACCCATTCGATATGGCGACGGCGTAAAATCTACGCCTTCAATCTGACCACCTGGAGCGACCACGCTCTGGAATATCTCAACGCTGACGATGGTGACCGCCTGTTCGACTGCGTCGGTATTCGCATAGAGCGTGGCCGCGTCTGCCCCAGATAGATAAACTACGCCGCCAGGAATGACTGGACGGAATGTAATGTCACTATTTGTTATAGCTGCCGTAAAGTAGAAATATGGAGCCGGATATGCGAAAGGCAAATATGGGAATGGATCATAATAATTTGATGTGACTGTCTGTGTTCCGTTGAATGTAGCTGGAACGCAACCTGTGACCACGACACTTTGGCCAGCGACGAATGTGTTGGGCTTCTGTGTTATGTAATAGGCGACATTGTTTTGAAGATAAACGGCGGCGACTGAGTTTTGATTGGCAGTCAATAGCGGCAGAATTACCTGCTCGGCTGAATCAATAATGCTTTCAAGATAATCGTTTGAATAAAGAGAAACAGAGACGCCAAGAACCTGTCTAAGACTGGCGACGGTAATGATTGCTGGCATCTCTGTTCCCTTTCGTGAGCTGCTGGGCTAGATACGGGAGCGCACCTAGCCCATGATTGATTAGGTTAGGTTGAAGCGACGAAGTCCGCCTGCGAAGACGGCTTGAGCTGCGATGTAACCGTAAAGTGAAATCTCAATCTCGCCTGTTGTTGGCACATTTGTCGCCAATGTTAAAGCTGGAGATTCGAAGATTTCGATTGAACGTGGCTCGATAATGAATGCTGATTCGTCGATTGATGTTGCTACCATGTTTGGATCTACATAGTAATCAAGACCAAGAACGTTTCCGCGAATTGATGTTGGAACCGCAGATCCTGCGTTGTTCATAGGATTTCCAGCGTTGTAGATTGGACGTCCTGTTGTATCAGTTGCGCCGAGAAGCGTCGCCCAGATGGAAGTACCTGAAACGAATGACTTAGCAGTGCGCTTTGTTGCAGTATAAGCAGCTGGTGCTTCTGTTGATACGAATGAAATCAATCCAGCTGAATCAGCAGCAGTTGCAGTTGCTTGAGTTCCGCCAGCAGTAATCTGAGCAATTACATAAGCATCAGTTGCTTGAGCATAGGCATCTCTAAGATTTGCCAACATGATTTCATAAAAGCTCGGATCTGACCGATCGAGCAATTCTACTGAGTAGCGCTGGAAGCCCATTTTTTTAATTACAGTAGCGTTTACATAGGATGAGGTAATCGCGGTCGTTGCTGTTGGATCTCCGCCTTCTGCCACTGTTGCAGCAGTTGAGTTAGCAGTGATTTTAGGAATAGACACTGTCATTCCGTATGTGCTTAATGGACGTGTTCCACCGCATGCGTCAATTACTGGACGGTCTGCGTTTGTGTTTTGTGCAACATCGCGAACATATGACACTGGTGAGAACGCTGGATTTGTTGTGAATGAATCGTCAGCTGCTTTTACATATTGACGAGAATCTTCGTTGCCAAGTCCTGCCTTGATTGTGTGTTCAAGATATGCGCCACCTGTTGTAATTGGTGAACGTGGTGATGTGAAATAGAGCGGACGAGTTGCCTCGGCCTGTACGACTTTGGAAGCCTCAACCGTTTCGGCTGGTGCTTCTGTGACGGTTGGAGTTGTTTCCACTTCGTTTTCTCCTTCGGTAGTTTGTTCTTCTGTTTCCACGACGGATTCAGAATCTTCTGGCTCACTAGCTGCGACCGCCACCTTTGCACTTCTTATGGCTGGCTCTGTTACTAGAGAGACTTCTTTGAGCGCACTTGCGCTAATTACTAGAACGCCATCGACGTTCTTATACTTTTCAGCTAGAACACCGACACTAAAGCCGTCGCGTAATCCAGTGAATGCCTCTTCCAAAGCATCAGATCCGGCAGTTGTTTTGCCGATGGAAAATGTGGCATAAATACCTTCTTCATCTTCGTCGTAGCTCTTCAAGAATCCGATTGGAGATTCACG